CCATACGAGTACGTACCTACTGGACATAGTGGGCTAGATGAAAAGCTACGAGGTATGGTCAAGGGTGGTATCACATTCATCAAGGCTATGAGAGGTCAGGGTAAGACTGAACTAGCCAGGTATTTCGAGTGCGCTCTTCTCAATCAAGGTGTAAAGATTGGCTTAGTCCACATGGAAGAGATGAAGTCTACAACCTTTCGAGCTATGGCAACCTACGAACTAGGTGTAAACGTCAGAACTAAAGAGGATGCACAAGCAAATGGATTTGAAGAGCGACAAGTAATTGATGCAGGTCAGAGGATGGCAAGGGATGAACACACTATCCCCTTTGAGATGCGTAGTCATGAAGATCCAATGAAGATACTTGACCATGTAAGGACAGCAGTCACAGTCTATGGGGCAGAGTTCGTATTCATAGATCACGTTCAGCGTCTAGCCTACCTGTCAAACTCTGGGGTTGATGCAGCTACCAGTACACTGACAACTCTTGGTGCTAGGATGGCACAGCTTGCCAAGGAACTAAACATTGGTGTTATCTTTATCTCTCAGGTCAACGAGGATGGACGCACAAAGTATGCAGCATCCCTGGAGGAAGAGGCTATCATCTGTATCAAACTCAAGAGAGATACAGAAGCAGAGGATGATACAGAGCGTAACACCACACAGTTTATCGTTGATAAAAATAGACCATTCTCTAAGCTAGGTAATGCAGGGTCAGTATACTACGAGCCTGAGACAACTATCCTAGAAGAGGTTGTATTTCAGGGATGAGAATACTTGTCAGTGACATAGAAACAAATGGTTTAGACAACAGTACTAAGCTCTGGATTTGTGGTGGTAAGGATCTATCGACAGGAGAGACCAGTCGATTTGATAATTGCCTTGATGATCCAGTGGCTAAGGCTAACGCTATCCAGTGGTATGAATCAGCAGACCTAATTGTTGGTCACAACTTCTTACAGTTTGATGCACCAATGATTAACAAGTTGTTGAAGCCAGGGTTAATCAACCCACAAAAAGTTGTTGATACTCTGCTAGTCAGTAGACTTCACGACTACAACATAGCTATCCCAAAGGGTGCTCACAAACCTCACAGCCTACAAGCTTGGGGAATAAGATTAAACAAACACAAAGGAGAGTTTCATGAGTTTGATAAGTTCAGCAATGAGATGGTTGAATACTGGTATCAAGACATCGAGGTTACAGAATCTCTGTTCAATCACTTCCATGATATTATTTGGAGTCCTGATTGGCGTAAGTCTTTAAGGACAGAGCATGATGTTCAGATAGAACTGGTACGTACAAAATACTATGGCTTTCAGTTTGATAAGACAAAGGCTGAGTTTCTACTCAACTCTATTGAACAGAAGAAGAATACTTTAGAGGAGCAATTCCAGGTAGACTTTCCACCACAACTGACTGAGATCAATCGTGTGAAGTATCGACTCAAGAAGGATGGTACTGAGATGGCAACAGTTGCAAAGGCAAAGGAGAAGTATGCCCTAACTAACGTAGAGGGTGACGATCTTATTTGTTCTGACTGGATTGAGTTCAAACCTGGCTCATCAAAGGATCGTATCAAAGCACTCTGGGATGCAGGTTGGAATCCTGTTGATAGGACAGAGACTGCAAAGAAGTTCTTCATGAGAAAGATTGGAGACCCTTGGGGTAAGTCAATAGAGGCTATGGATGAGGACTTCTACAACCAAAAGAAGAAACACTTTGATACCTTTGGATTTACTGTATCAGAAGCAAACCTTGGCACACTACCTGACACAGCACCTACAGGAGCAAAGGCTCTAGCGCAGTGGCTCACACTAGAAGGACGCAGAAGCTCACTGGTGGAGTGGATAGGACAGTGTGGTGATGACCTACGTATTCATGGTAACATAAACAACATTGGTGCTTGGACTGGCAGGTGTTCACACTCTGATCCTAACACTGCTAATATCTCTGCTCCCTTTCATGGTGATGCAAAGACACCAGTAGAAGAAGTAAAGAAGCAGTATGACCAACACCTCAGAGCCTGTTGGACTGTACCCTCTACCTCTTGGCTAGTTGGTACTGATGCTGATGGGATTCAGTTGAGAGTATTAGCTGACTATCTCTGGCGTATGTATGATGAGGATCAGTATGCTCAGGCTATCATGAAGGGTAAGAAAGAAAACGAGACAGACATTCACAACGTCAACAAAAATGCTCTGGATGTACCACTAGGTACTAGGGATATGGCAAAGACTTTTATCTATGCTTGGCTACTAGGTGCAGGGATAGCTAAGACTGGTCAGATCCTTAAGGTAAGTATGAAGGAAGCACAGGATGCACGTATTCGTTTCGAGCAAAGCATTGGAGGTCTGTATGATCTAAAGAACAAATACATAAAACAAGTTGGAGAGAATGGTTGGTTCAAGGGCTATGATGGAAGACAGGTAAAAGTACCTAGTACTCACAAAGCCTTGGCAGGTATTCTACAGAATGGTGAGGCTTGTCTGATGAAGTATACCCTCCTGCGTTGGCACGACAGAGCACGTAAGGAAGGGATCAACTTTAAAATGGTAGGGTTTATTCATGATGAGTACCAGGTAGAAGTAGTAGGCACAAAGGAAGAGGCTGAAAGACTTGGAAAGATACAGGCACAAGCCATGCTAGACGTAGGTCAGGACTTAGGTTTTAAGATTCCTACACCTGGTTCATACGACATAGGAAAAAATTGGGCTGAGACCCATTGACATATTGGGCTATAGACCTTAGATATAATAACAGTAAGTAAAAGGAGGGCAACATGCCATCAACACAGATAGATGTTAAAGGAAAAATTACTTGGGCTAAAGTATTCGAGTCCAATCGTGATCGTGCAGAGTTTCACCAAACAACAGATGGTGCTTACAAAGTCACAGTCACTACAGATAAGGACACTGCAAAGACCTTAGAAAAAGAAGGTTGCAGAAAAAAGATAAAGAAAGTCGATGGTGGCTTTGAGGTAACATTTGATAGACCTCACGTTGGCAATCATGACTGGCAGGGTGGTGCTCCTATCGTTGCTGATATAACTGGTAAGGCTTGGGATCTACAGGATAAGGGTCTCATTGGTAATGGCAGTGAGGGCATTATTAAAGTTGAAATATATCCTACCCCAATGGGTAAGGGTACAAGGCTTCTTGGACTTCAAGTCCTTGATCATGTGGTCTACGAATCAGAGGGTGGTTCCTCCCAACCACGTTCAATGTTTACAGATCACTCCAATAGTTCTAGTGGTTCTAAGTCTTCGACTTCCTCCCAAGAACCACAGGACTCAATACCCTTCTAGGTTTTTCCTGTTCCTTTCCCCTAGAAGAAAACGCCCTCACCTTTTTGTTCATTTTAGGTGGGGGCTATTTTATAAGAAGAGAGAAAGACATGAGCTACAACTATATCAAAAACGTTATAACAGATATGTCTAATGAAGACTATCACTCAACCAGTGGTATATCTTCAAGTGCTGTAAAGGCAGTCTACAAAAAATCTTTGGCACACTGGAAGGGTGAGAAACGTAACCCTAACAATCCTGCTTTTGCTATGGGTAGTGCTGTCCATGCTAACTTACTGGAGAAAGAACGTAACCTGGTAGTCAAAGGACCAAAGACTAAGTCTAGTCTTGCCTTTAAAGAGATGAAGAATAACCTTGCTGAGGATCAGATACTACTTACTGAGGTAGAGTTTAACGTAGCCAACTGTATAACCAGGGGTGCTCTAAGTAATCCTTCTTGTGCCTCCTATCTCAATCATCCACACAGACTAAACGAGGTGAGTATTTTTGTAGAAGATCCTATCTCAGGATTAATTTTGAAGACTCGTCCAGACTTATTGATTGAGGATGAACACACAGTCTTTGATGTAAAGACAACACAGGACGCTAGTCCAAAAGGATTTTTAAAAGAGTGTTTGAAGTATGGGTACTTGTTGCAGGGCGCTCACTATGTTTATGCATGTAAGTTAGCAGGTTATGACGTAGATAAATTTTCTTTTATAGCCTGTGAAAAGTCTGCCCCCTATCTCTCACATATTCATTTGATGAGTTCTGAAGTTATGCATTGGGCTATGAAACAACTGCACAAAACTTTAGCTGTTATAGCAAAGGCAGAAAAAGATTCTGACTACAGCACAGGTTGGGGTGACTATACTGTTATTGAAAAACCTGACTGGTTATGAATAGAAGAGCCAGAGCTTTAAAGGCAGGGTATCGTTCTGGCTTTGAGGATGATGTAGCAAAAGAGTTACGATCTAAAGGAATTAAGTTTACGTATGAAGAAGAAAAGATTAAGTGGGTTGATCTAAAAATAAGAACCTACACACCTGATTTTGTTTTACCCAATGGTATAATTATAGAAACCAAGGGACGATTTGTAGCAAACGATAGNCGTAAGCACAAAGANATTTCAAAACAATTTCCTGAATTAGATATTCGTTTTGTTTTTCAAAACAGTAGAGCAAAACTATACAAGGGTGCTAGGTCTTCTTATGGAGACTGGTGTAAAAAGTATGGTTTTCAATACGCAGAAAAAACAATTCCTGATGATTGGTTAAAAGAATAGATTGACCTATTGAGGTTCTTCTATATAACTTGGAGGTTCCTGTGTTGTTTGAGGTTACGATGTTATTAGAGTTAGATCCTGACGCAAATTTTATTGCTTCAGATAGTACAAAGACAAGTCTTGAAGAAATAATTCGAGACACCATATATGATTTAGACGATGTTAAAATTATAGAAATAGATGCAAAGGAGAAATAATGTTAACGCACCAAGACTTAGAAGACATGGGATACTTTGAAGCTTTCGAGGAGAACAAACCAATTAATCTAGAGGACTACGCTGAGTGGGTAGAGAATAAAATGATTACCTCTGGTGATAAAAGATTCTTAGAGAACACTATGGGTTTGATAGGAGAGACAGGAGAGTTCTTTGAAAAGCTAAAGAAACATAAGAGAGATGACACACCCTTAGATAAACAGGGTGTTACCCTGGAAGCAGGGGATATGTTCTTTTACTTCATAGCTATACTAAATCTTTTAGATATAAAGCTTGATGATGTAGTAAAAGAAAACATGAAGAAGCTAGACAGTAGAGAGAAACGTGGAAAATTAAAAGGATCAGGAGACTACAGATGAATATACCAAATATAGA